GTCGTCACAACTTTATCAAAAGATATTTCAACAACAGATACTATAATTAATGTTGAGAATGCATCATCAATCTCTACAAAAACATATCTCGATATTGGCGGCGAGGAAGTATATGTAACCTTAAAATCGGGCAATGCACTGACTGTTAAGAGAGGGCAAGATGGAACTACAGTTACTTCTCATCTAAGAGGCGAAGATGTTAAATCAATAACAACTGCAGATAATGCATTGATTGAAGAAGGAGATGACTTTGGATTTAGTGGTTCGATAGGATGAAAATGACTAAAAAATTTGATGGATTGAATGATGCCTTTAATATTGAAGGTGAAATAGTGTCAAAAGACACTGAGATTGAAAAGATTGAGAAGATAAAGTCTTCGGTTGAAGATGTAAAAAAAGATTATGAATACACTAGAGGAAATTTGTATTCTTTGATAGAAAAGGGACAAGAAGCGATTAACGGTATTCTTGAACTTGCCCAAGAAAGTGAGATGCCAAGAGCGTATGAAGTTGCTGGACAATTGATTAAAAATGTGGCAGATGCAACTGATAAATTGATGGACTTACAGAAGAAGTTGAAAGACGTTGAGGAAGACAAAACAAAAGGTCCAACCAATGTCACAAATGCATTATTTGTTGGTTCGACTGCAGATTTGGCAAAATTGCTAAAGAATCAAAACTTGAAAAATGAGTGATTTTTTAGTAAAATAAATACATTTATATATGGACAATGGAGCAATAATAGGTGCCACTAGTAAAACCTTCGGAGTTTTTTGATGACAAGAATAAAAAAAGTTCTCTCGATTCTGTTAAAGAGAACTTAAATAGTGCTGCACCTGAAAAATTAGAAACTATATCTGAAGCATACGATTCATTTAAAACAAATTTAAACCAGATTCAAAAGTTATCAAATTTTACTGAGACATTAGATAATTTTAAAGTTGGTCTTGAAAGGGTTGATTCATTATCAGATGCTGTTGAACAGATAAAAGCAGAGATTCAAGATTTTGCTAAGAAAGAAGATCTTGAAGAGTCTATAATGTCTCAACTTTTCTTTATAGAAGAGTCACTTAAGACAACTCAAAGTAAAATTAAGACATTAAATTCAAAAACTTTATTCAACATAAAAGAAGAATTTGATAGTCTTTCTTCAGTAGTAGAGAATTTTATATCTACTGAAGTTCCACTGTACAAAAAATTAATTACAGAGTCAGAAACTAGAGTTGATGATAGATTTTCTGCATACAAAGAATCTGTAGCATCAAAAGTAGATGATCTAAGTAATCAGATATCCAAAAAGTTTGAAAACATAGCAAAGACTCTTACTGGAATAAATGAGGACAGTTTAGATTCTATTAGAGAAAATATATCTCTAGTTGAAGATAAAGTAGATTTTGTTTTAGAGAGAGAACTTCCCAAATATAAGAAAATATTTGCAGAAACAGAATTAAAAACTGAAGAAAGACTGCTAGAGACTGAAAATAAAATTAAAGAGCAGTCTGAAAATTTTGAATATCTTTATCTCTCCAAGATTGAAAGTCTTAGAGAAGACTTTGATACATTTGTTGGTACAGAAATACCCAAATTTAAAAATACTCTGGTAGAGTTTAAATTAAACGCTGAAGATAATACAAATCAGGTATTAGAAAAATTAGACGTTAATATCAAAATCATAAAAGAAAGTTTTGATATTTTCAAAAAGTCCGTAGAAGACAAAAATACAGAAGCAAATGAAGCACTAGAAAAGAACATTTCTTCTGTAGAAAACTTTATCAATGAGTCTAAGAAAGAAATTTCATCTCTAACAAAAACATACGAGAATCTTTATAAGGATTTTAAGAATAGAGAAATCCACGAAAATAAAAAGTTAGAAGAATATTCTTCTAAGATAGAAGGATTTTCTCAAAAAATTTCTGACTTAGAAAATTCCGTATCAGATCAATTTATTGATATTAAAGAAGATTTTGATTCTAAGTCTTCAGATTACTATACAACAGTAAAGTCTAGAGTAGAAGATTTTGAAAAATCTATTCTAGAAAAAGTTAGTGATATTGAAATCAACTTCATCAGAAATGAGAGTCATATTCAAGGAATAAAAGAGTCATTACAAGATACACTATCAAGAATTCAACTTGATGTTATTGAAAGAAATAACAAAAAGATAACAGAAAAGATTGAGTACTTAGAATCAATACTTGATACTTTCAATGAAAAAACAATTTTAAGTGAGGGAACTTCTTTACTAACAGGAACTCCTGAAACCAAAACAAAAGATCCACTTACACCTTTAGATAAAAATTTCGTAACTTTTGATGACCTATCAAATCATTATAGGCAGTTTATCAATAGGGTTCAAATTCAACTTGCATCCATTGGTGGCGGTGGTGCTGGATTCATCAAAGATCTCGATGATGTATCATTTGACCAGACAGTTGGTGACAATCAACTTCTTATTTACAATCAAGCAAATTCAAAATGGGTTGGCATCGCTAGCACCGCTGTTGGTGGAAACATTGGTATTCAATCAGCAGGAACTTTAATCAAAGATAGCGTAAGAGTTTTAAACTTCATCGGACTGGGCAATACATTCTCAGTAAATGGAGATACTGTTGATATAAGCATATCGGCAGGTGCTGGGGGAACTTGGGCATTAACTTCTGCTGGCATCCACACAACTAAAAGTGTAGGTATTGCAACTACTTCAGCAAAAACGGGAGTTTCTTTATATGTTGTTGGTGATGCTGAAATTGCCGGCAACATTTCAGTTGCAGGTACAATAACCTATGAGGATGTAACCAATGTAGATTCTATTGGATTAATAACTGCAAGATCTGGAATCAATGTTATTTCCGGTGGAATTAATGCAGTTGGAGTCATCAGCGCGACTTCTTTTAATGGCAATTTAACTGGTAATGTAACAGGTAACGCCGACACTGCTACTTATGCATCATTATCTGGTGTAGCAACTTATTCAAGTGTAACGGGAATATCTACCAATGTTATTGGAGGCATAGCATCTGTTACCCAACTGAATGTCTCTGGAATATCTACGTTCAATAGTGATGTAAAGTTTAATAATAATATTTTACACACAGGTATTGCTACATTTGGTTCGTCTAATGGTATTGGCACAGTTACAGTTGGAGTTGGTAGTACCGCTCTTTACGTAGATGGTGATGCAAGAATAGTTGGAGTTCTCACAGTTGGTAGAGCATCTGTAACCATTGATGGTGATAACAATACTATCACTGCAGGTATTGTTACCATTACAAATTCAACAATTGTTCTTGGTGATAACATTACTTTAAGTGGAAATGCTGCAGGTATTAACTCCGCACCAAATGTATTGTATGTTGCTAAGGATGGTAATGATTCCAACAATGGTGTTTCTATTGATAATGCATTCCTAACAATATCTGCTGCCGTTGGCGCTGCATCATCAGGAACGATCGTTAAAGTTCTTGCAGGAAACTATCTTGAGAACAACCCAATTGAAGTTCCTGCCTTTGTTTCTGTCGTAGGTAATGATCTAAAAACAGTAACAGTAAGTCCAAACAATGCAACCAAAGATATTTTCCACGTAAGAAAAGGTTGCTACCTTGCAAATATGACTTTTACAAATCATATTGCACCAGCAGCTGCTATCGGATTCCCAACTACAGAGATAGCAACTAATGTTGGTGGAGGTAAGTGGGAAAGTCCATATATTCAAAACTGCACAAGTAATACAACAACTGGAACAGGACTTCGTATTGATGGAAACCAAGCGGAAGGTCTCAAGTCAATTGTTTGCGATAGTTATACTCAATATAATCAAGGAGGAGTCGGCGTTGCTATAACAAACGGTGGATATGCTCAACTTGTTAGTGTCTTTACTATTTGTTGTGATGTTGGTATTAGTTGCCACAAGGGAGCACAATGTTCATTGACAAATAGTAATACCTCGTTTGGAACAAAGGGTTTAGTTTCCGATGGAGTAAGTGATTTGCAGTTTACTGGTGTTGTTACATCTTCTGCCTCTGCTGGACAAGACACAGTAACAGTTGCACTAACAACGACTACAAGACCTTACGACGGACAAGTAATGTTCTTTGGTTCTCTTTACTATACTGTAGAGTCAATAACAGTTACAAACGGAGGAAGTGGTTACTTAACGACTCCTTCTGTTACCGTAGATTCTCCTACTGGACCAAATGGACAAACAGCAACAGCATTTGCAACTTTAAATGGTGGTTCTGTAGAATCAATTACTATAATTTCAAGTGGAAGTCAATATGCAACAACACCTTCCGTAACTATTTCTGCTCCAGATAGTGGAGTAACGGCTGTAGCAGTAGCAAATGTTTCTCCGATATATTACACAATAAATAGTTCAACCCCAGTAACCGCTGGTATCACCACATTAACTCTTGAACAAAATTTAAACAATACAATTGGTGTGGGTTCTACAGCATATTTCTACCAAGTAAGTAGAATTAGTGCAAGTTCACATACATTTGAATATGTTGGATCAGGTAATGATATTACCGCAGCAACACCATTAACAGGTGGTGTTCCAATTCAAGAAAATGAAGTTGTTGAAACAAATGGTGGCGTTGTAATTTACACAAGCACCGATCAATCAGGAAACTTTAGAATTGGTGATGGATTACAAATAAATCAAAACACCGGTACAATTAGTGGAAGAGCTTTTACAAGAAGTTTATTTACAGAAATGACACCATTTATTTTAGCACTAAGTTAATATGGCACAACTAGCACTTAATAGATTTCAGACAGAAACCTTAGAAGTAACCACAGGAATTCAAACAGCATATACAGCTCCTACTGGTTATACATCAATTATTCTATATGCACATATAACGAATATTGGAGCAAGTGATGCGACAGTAACTATGTCCCATAAAAGAAGCACTACCAGTACAGAACTTATTAAAAATGGAACAGTTCCTGTAAATGATGCTTTTATTCCCTTAGATGGGAAATTGGTTTTAGAAACCAACGATTCAATTGTTATTTCAGGAAGTGCTAATAACACTTTAAAACTTATTCTAAGCATTTTAGAGACTGCCAATGCCTAAACTAGTCAGTCAAAAAAACTTAAGGAAACCTGCAGTATCTGGATATGTTCTTTCCAGTAGCACCGTAGGTATTCAGACTTGGGTTGATAATAAATCTGTAGGCATATCAAGTGATGGGACTTCAATAGGAACCGCATCAACTATCAACTTCAGTGGTGCTACTGTTTCAATTTCTGCAGGCATTGCCTCAGTTGCTATTGCAGGTGGTTTAAACGTTTATAGTATCATAGGTTTATGAAAACCTTTAAAGAGTTTCAAGAAGAGTGGACGAATAAATATAAAAAGAGTATTGACTGCTCAAATCCAAAAGGATTTTCTCAACGTGCCCACTGCGCGGCAAGAAGAAAAAGAGCAAGAGGTGAAGAAACAACATCAAAACCAGTTGAATGAAGTATCAAAAATTTTCCCACAAAACACCACATCTAAAAGGGAAACAACATCAGTTGGATCCCAATCTAGATTTAAAACAATTAGTACATCATGCTACGGTTCAATATGTTGACCGTGACGCAGATGGCGATGTGGATGTTTATGATAATCCAAAGAAAAAAACTCCAGATGAAAATCCTGTAGATATTAATGTTGGCGCAGTATCTAAGAAATTAATTGCAAAGCAAAAGGGAGAGATTAAGCATACCAAAAGAGGTATGGCTTACGAGGGAAGTTTACATAAGTGGTTTAAGTCTTCTAGTTCAAAAGATGGAAAACCTGGTTGGGTTAATGTTGTAACTGGTGGAACTTGTGCAAGTGACGAACCGGGAGAGGGAACACCTAAGTGTGTTTCTTCTGCAAAAAGAGCAAGTATGACAGATGCAGAACGTCGCTCTGCAGCAAGAAGAAAAAAAGAGGCAGATCCTGGACAGCAGCAAAAATCCGGAGCAGCAAAACCAACTTACGTCTCAACCGATAGTCCTAAAAAAATGAAAGAAGAAAAAGAAGAAAGAAGATATTGTACTAAGTGTAAAAAGAAAGAGACTCGCAGCGAGTGCTCTTATGGTCCTCAAGTTTGGGACAAATATTCCATTGCTTCTATCGTTCCAGCGAATGAAGAAAGGGACCACGAACATTCTATGGCTCGTTCAGAACTTTCTACAATTATGAACGCTGCGAAGAGATTGAAGAAGAAAATGGGTAAGGGTGAAGGAAATATTGAAGCGTGGGTTCAATCAAAAATCACCAAAGCAGCAGACTACTTAGATTCTGCAGCAGATTATATCGATAGTGGTGAACATGACGTTGATGAAGAATGTTGGTCTGGATATAA